GGACTGGCGAGATTGATCTCCCAGCGCTCTCAAAATCAAAAGAAGGCACTAAGATTACAATTCGTAAAAGACCTTCCCATAATGTGCGCGCGCCCGTGGCAGTTTCTGGTGGGTATCATTACGAAGATGCGTGCTTCCCTCACCCCGACCAAGACGATGTCGATAGCATCGTTGGAGGAATTCGAAAAAGATTTGCAGTTGAGCCACCTAAGCGGGACCCAAAACTTGCAGTCAGATTTAAAGCCTTCGTCCGAAAGTGGATTGAAGACAATTTACGACCATTGTGTTCAACCGTTGATGACACCGTTGCAACATGGTTGCCTAACACAAATTACACCCGAAAACGACAGGAACAATTATTGGAAGCCCATTATTGCAACGAGCATGATCATGGCCTCGGGCATATTCGGGCTATCCCGACTATTAAAAGTTTTGTGAAGGACGAATTTTATGAAGACTATAAGTATCCGCGTTGCATTAATGCGCGCTGTGACAGTTATAAGGTTCTTGTGGGTCCTATCTTTAAACTTATAGAAGCCGAATTGTTCCAATTGCCTTTTTTTATTAAGAAGATACCAGTATCTGAACGTGCACAATATATTATTGATAATGTTTATCAGCAGAATTGCACTACGATCACTACTGATTACTCGCAATTTGAGGCCCATTTTACGCCAGAAGTTATGTTAGACTGTGAGTTTCAGCTCTATGATTACATGACGAAACTATTGCCTAATCACAATAACTTTATGGCTCATTTGGATCAATTATTGAAATATAACATATGCAGATTCAAAAATTTAAATGTCAAGATTTTGGGTACACGCATGTCAGGAGAAATGAATACATCTCTTGGCAATGGATTTTCTAATTTAATGCTTATGCTATATGCGGCTAAGTCCCACAACCTAAAAAATTTGAAATGTGTTGTGGAAGGAGATGATGGGTTATTTACATTTTTCGGCCCTGCTCCCACTGAACAATGGTTCCACAAGTTAGGGTGGACCATTAAGTTAAAAGTGGAAAAACACATCTCGACAGCTAGTTTTTGTGGACTTATATTTGACACGCAGGAATTAGATTTAGTATGTAGTCCGATCAAGACAATACAAACACTCGGTTGGTTAAAAATTCGCTACTTGGGTGCTAAAGATCGCATACTTAAGGAAATGATGAAAGCGAAAGCCATGAGCATTCTTGCTCAGACGCCAAATTGCCCTATTGTGTCAGTTTTAGCTTGGCGGATATATCAGGATTTGCATGCCAGCCGTTGGAGAGCTACACACTTGAATAATTATCAAGGTTCCCAATTTAGAGATAATGTAGCCTCCAAAACTTTTAAAGAGCCACTAATTGGACCTCGCACTCGTGAATTAGTATACAACTATTATGGGATCATCATAGAGGATCAGTTGAAAATTGAAGAAACAATAATAGCCGTCGATCTGTCAATCGGATGGTCTTGCCCTTGTTTCCAACAATATGTCACCCATTCTCAAGAACATTACGCTTCAGTCTATATAAATGACTATAATTATAACCGTAGATTACCCATTTTGGAGTGCAACATAAAATGTCTGCACCTAGAGCGCGTCGAGCTCCTCAGAAAAAGAGGAAGCAAACAGTACAAATAGTACCTGTCCAACGAAAACGGACTCAAAAACCTAGAGCAAAGAAACCTTCCATTGGTCAGTCAATCATACCTAAGGGCACTTTCTCAGCTATTGGATCCGGATTGGGATCAACATTTGGCCCTATAGGCACAATGTTGGGGGGTAAGGCAGGTGAACTGCTATCCCACATTACTGGTTTTGGTGATTATTCTTTGGATTCCAACTCAGTAATGACT